GTGCCGACTTTCTTGTTTGGTACTATAAAAACTATACTTCTGTCATAGGGTCGACCCTTAAGGATGAGCTTCGTGCTCTTCTTAAGGATGCGCGGTTCTTCCGGCCGCAGGATGTTTGTGCCTATCTCGAAGGGCTGGTTCTTTTCCATTTTCAAAATGAGTATTTTATGAATACTCAAAGGTTGCTTAAACATCCCATGTTCCTTAAGTATCGTACGCCGGGAATAGCGCTATCGTTGTTATATCGACGAGTGTGCGCGTTCCAGGGCGATATGGGCGATGCTGATGGAGCTAAGTGGGATGCACATTTCCAGCTTGCTATAGCTGAGGTGATTTCAGCATACCGATCTCGTTCTTTATCTCAGGACGTTGCTCAACGTATCAACCGGTATTATTCTATGATGTACAATGGCTATACTGCTGTTTATGGCAATTTAGCACATTTAGTCGGAAATCCTTCCGGTCATCATAATACAAGTGTTGACAATTGTTTGGGCCAAATCATAATGATGTCGTATCATGCATGGCTTTATAACGTGCCTGTTCATCAGTTCGTCACAGAGGTTCTTTTCTACTGTTGTGGCGACGATTTGATTTGGTCCGATCGCACTGGGTTGTTCACACCTGAACAAATCAGTGCCACGTATAAGAGCATGGGTATGTTCCTTGAATTTACTAGTGCCGATCCCCTTGATCGACTGCAACTTAATTTTGTCGGAACCAGGCCTTGCGATCGTGAGTTTGAAGAACAAGTTCTTCAAATGTACACTTACCGGTGGTCCAAGCTTCGAGCTTCCCGGTTTCTACACAAACGGAAAGGCGTCGCTATCGATCGTCTTTCTAAACTTTGTTCCATTTGCCAGTTAATGTTTGCTCATAAGGAGGTCTACGACATTATGTACGCCATGGTTCACGAATTCGTACGAGATAGTGTCGCAGACGGAGTTCTTAGTCCAATGGACGAGAGGGTGGCTGGTCTTTTGAATTCAATCGAAAGCCGTTGCCTTTTCCGTCAGTACTATCAATGGGAGGGCCTTTTTCCCGGCCCGTTTGCTTTCGAAACCAGTCCGGAACTTCTAGCTGGTTTAAAGAAGCGATACTGATCTTCTTTATGAGCCTTTACACTGTTGTTTTCGAAGATCTTACCGAAAAACAACTAGCATACATTCTACAAACACTCGATGGCTTCCCAGATTTTGACAGCGTTACTGTCTTCCCTAGTGGCGAACCCCCGTGTTCGCAAGGGTGTTCGAACAGTGGGCCGGCGTGTTGTGCGCCGTGTTGGCACGCGTGTATCACAAAGGATGCGGAATCGGGGTCGTGGCCGTCGTCGCCCGACGCGGCGTGGCCCCACTCGCAATAGAACCACTCGTCGCGCCGCTCCTGTTGCCGTCGGTACTACGCAAGTTAGTAGCGGCAACAAGCGCGAGGTAGTTCAGGACGTCGAGATCTGCGACGTCCAGTTCACTTCTGCCGACACTACTACTGATGGAGCATCGTACATACAGCAAGTTCATCCTTTGAACTCTGTTTTGTTTCCAAAACTCTCTCAGCGTGCCGGCACTGCACAACAGTACTGCTTCAATAGTCTCGCATTCGAGTTCGTCTCGACGTGCGGTACTTCCACGCAAGGCAACTTGCACATGTGCTGGGGCGATGACCCTAACACAAATTCTGCTAACACCTTCACTCTAGACTACATCGACAATCAGAGCAACAAAGCTCAGTGTCCTTGGTACTCTGCTGGTGATCAGGATACTTCCATGCCCATCGTGTCTGAGCGTTTGCGTAGGACATACCTGATTCCGATGACTGCAGGCGATGACGTCGACCCTATGTACTGTGCCGGTACCTGGGCTGCCCGCGCACTAGGTGCGACCGGACAACCCACGAATGCTGGCAAGTTACGAGTCATTTACTCCTGCACACTTATCGGGCCTAAGCTCGATACTGCTGATCCTACGGCTTCTGCCACTCTCAACACTTCGGGTTGGGTTGCTTTGACTACTGTTTCCGGACGATTTGGTTTACAAACCAATACTACTTCTATTCCTGGTTCTTTCCGCTTTCGTAGTCCGCGTCCTTGTGTCGTCGAATTTCGCGGCGACAACGTCAATGTGCCGACTCTTACAATGGATGGCGTTGCACAAACGGCCACCGTTGTAACTCAGAATGCCGGCGCCACGAAGTGTCTTTATCAATTTGCCTTTACCAGTGTGTCCACCGCTCGCAACTTTGTTGCTGGCGCTGGTGCCACTCAAGTTATAAAGATGCGCATTTACTACGGACGTAGTGACGCTCTC